ATACACGGAAACTTCGGCAACACCTGACAAAATGCTGTTGATTGACGCCGCCGAATATCAAAGTAAGCAAATCGCTAACTTGTGCAATATACCCCCGTATTTATTGGGTATTTCAACAGGTTCATACGCATACACAAACAGTGCAGGCGCAAAGTCTGACCTATGGACATTTGGGCTGTCGATGTATGCAAAAGCAATTACTGACGCCTTGTCACAACAGTTGCCCCGTGGCACTTATGTATGTTGGGACACAGACGATTTCTTAGAAATGCAAGAAGAATTGAACTACGCAGAAAACGCAACAGAACAACCACAAGAAAACACACAAGAGGAACTTGCCTAATGATTACTTTTAATGCCAACACTTTTGCAGTCGAAGCCGCAGGCCCTGACGGATTGCCCCGCCGCACCATTACTGGTGTCGCCGTTCAATACAACACATTTGCAACCGTAAGCGATGGCACTACCGTTTCGTTTGCACCAGGTTCACTACCCGTAGATGGTCGCCAACCCCGTGTATTTATGTACCACGACTCAACAATGCCCATTGGCTTAGTAAGCGAAAGAGTCGACACAGGTACCGAAATGTTGCTGGCAATGAAAATCAGTAGCACAGCCCTAGGAAACGAAGCCCTAGTGTTAGCCGCAGATGGCGTTATGGAATTGTCCGTAGGTGTGAATCCGACCGAATTTACTTACGACAAAGAAGGCAACATGACCGTGTTAGCCGCCGACTGGACAGAAATTAGCCTTGTCCCCACAGCCGCTTTCAAAGGTAGTACCATTTCACAAGTAGCGGCCTCAGAACCCGTAGCCGAAGAACCAGTAACGGAGACAATCGCAATGGACACCCCCGAAATTATTGAAGAAGTCGTAATCCCAACGGCACCCATTTTCGCAACAGCGAAGCGGGAACCCCGTTTGCCAAACGCTTTTGAATTTATGGCCGCAATTCACAAGGGCGGTATTGAAGCCGCTAACGCCAACAAAGTTTGGGAAGACTACCGTGCCTACCACAAGTCACCGATTGAAGCCGCCGCTGGCGATGTCGTGTCCAGTAATGTGGCTGGTATCGTTCCGTTGCCGCTGCTCGGTCCAGTTTTTGCGGATATTAACTACATCAGCCCCCTGTTGACAGCCGTTGGGACAAGGGCAATGCCTGGTGGCGGAAGTGGTTCCACATTCATTCGCCCGACTTGGACCACCCACCCGACCGTAGCGGAACAGGCCGCACAACTTGACGCCGTATCAGCAACCACTTCCGTGATTGCTTCAAACACGGTCACCAAGAAAAGTTTCGCTGGTGCCACCACCCTGTCATATCAGACGGTGGACTTCACAGACCCCGCCGCTATGGCAGTCATCATGCAAGACCTCGCAGGACAGTACCTACGGGCAATCGACAACTTTGCCTGCGACAACCTTGTAACCGCCGCTTCTTCAGATGGTGTATGGGACTTGACCGTAGCCGACTTGCTCAAGTCAATCTACGATTGTGCAGTCACCACGGTTGCCGCCACCAACTTCTTGCCAACCCACATCGCTGTTGACCCAGCGACCTGGGGACTCATGATGCAGTTGACGGACGACCAGAAGCGCCCGATTTTTGGTTACACGGGCGGTGGCCTCAATGCGTTTAACGCAATCGGTAACGGTGGAATTAACGCTTTCCAAAACGCTAACCCACTTGGATTGCAAATTGTTGTTGACAACAACTTTGCCGCCAAGACCATGGTGATTTTCAATAGCAATGCTTACGAGATATATCGCCAGGACCGTGGCCTGCTCAGTGTTGAAAACCCCAGCACCATTTCCCGCACCATGAGCATGTTTGGTTATGCCGCTACCTTTGCCGCTAACTCAAGCATGATTCGCAAAATCACCCAGGCATAGTCGAAAGGCGGTTAGCCGCCCATGGCTGTATACCAAGTCATATTCCATCAGCGTTTAGACGATTACGCTGTGGTACAAACATTGACAGAACCTGACTTAGATTTGGGTTTACCGTTTACGCTTGCTGGCTTAGGCCACAGTTTGAACGGTACGCACAATGTTTATGCCTTGCCTGCCTACCTGTTTACTGGTGTTACAAGTAGCGGTGACCTGACATTTGATTACAACTACCCCATAGAAAACCAAGTACTTTTCTATGATGTAGGCGACGACTTAAACCGTAGCGCCGCTATCCCACAAGGCACCCTGACCTACACCGAAACCTGCACCTGGATTACAGGCACACAAATTGGAACATGGCTCGGAATTGCATTGGCTTCGGTTGACGAAACCGCTTTCTTAGCCCAATGTGCCTCAAGCGCCAATAACTTTATTTTTAGACGCAGGCAAGAGTCAGGATATACGGACTCTTTAACTACGGCCCCAAGCGGTGATGTCGAATTAGCAACAATCATGATGGGCGGAAGTATCTACCGCCAGCGAGGCGCCATAGACCAATTTGCTTCTTTTAGCGATATGGGAACCGCAACAGTGTCAGGCTTGTCGCCGTTAATCAAACAACTGGCTGGTATCCCACGACCTGCGGTCGCATAATGACTGTCTACACCGACCTGTTCAATGAGGCCATAGACGACCTAGCAACCACCCTGGCAACCATCACAGGGCTACGGGTTGTCTTTGACCCCGAAAAAATAAACCCGCCTTGCGTATTCATTGACGCCCCCAGTTTTGATTGCTACAACTACAACATTGTCACCATGAATTTTTCGGTAAAAGTAGTAACACTAGGGCCAGGCAATTTAGACGGCTTACGCAATGTTTTAAGCATGTCTGCGGGCATTTTGGCTAAGAATGTCGCAGTGAAGTCAGGGCGCCCTGGCTATATTCCTATCGGCGGTCAAACTTTTGCCGCTTATGATTTATCCATAGATGTACAAGCACAAGCAGGTTGACCATGAAATACACAATTATTAGCGACAAAATCGGCACAGTAGGCACAGAATTTGTGCCAGGTGCAGGCACCAACATTGAAGCATTACTGGCGCACGGGTTTATCAAATCTGATGAAATACCTAGCGACAGCCCAGCCCCAAAATCTGCTAAAACTAAAGCACACACAAAGAAGGATTAACCCATGGCTACTTCGACATACCTTTCTAACCCAGGCGTAATGGTCAACAGCGTTTCATTGACCGACCAATGCACCGCCGCCACTGTCACGAACATGGCTGAGGCTCTTGAATCAACCGCCTTTGGTTCCACCAGTCGTGTTTTTGTTGCTGGTCTTTACAATCAGGAAATTACGCTTGATTTGTATATGTCCTATGCGGCTACCGAAACTTATGCAACTCTCGCCGCATTGGTTGGCACGACCACCACGGTGAAGGTTTCTAACACTGTTGCTGGTTTGACCACTGCCAGTGCCACGGAACCCCGCTTTGAATTAGTGGGCTGCTATTTAGAGTCGCTTCCTGTCATCAACGCAACCATGGGCGAACTCAGCACCATCAGCATTACTTTTAAGGGTGGGGTTCTTTCCACCATTGTTTCTTGATTTAACAACCACAACAGCAAAGGCCCGACATGCAACTAACGCTAAGAGTCGACCAGGGCGATGGCCCTGTAGAAGTCAGCACCAACCTTTTCACCATTGTTTCGTGGGAACGCAAATTTAAACGCAAAGCCAGCGACATGGCTAGCGGTATTGGCATTGAAGATTTGGCGTATCTAGCACACCAGGCATGCCAACAGCACAATGTGACTGTGCCAGTGGTGATGGACGATTTCATTAAAAAACTGGTGTTACTCGAAGTAGTCAGTGATGAACCTGACCGCCCTACCGTGCCAGTACCTACCGATTCGCTTTAGCACAACTTTTAGCGGCGACAGGGTACTGGCCACCTGAGGTAGAGTTTGACATTAACGACTTAACAACAGTCATAAAAGTCATTAACGAAAGCCGAAAGTAACCATGGGCGTTAGCGCAACAATAGAAGTGACTGGTGTTAAAGAAGCACTGGCCTACTTAAACGGTGTTGACAAAACTTATCGCCGTGAAATCACACGGCAATATGCCGCCATCGTTGAACCCATTGTTAAAGACGCACAATCACATTTGCCAAGTTCTGCCCCAATGTCAGGTTGGAAACGAGGTTACAGCGTCGGTGGACAGGCTAAAGCAAAAGCCAAAGGACAAACTTCACGCCTAGTAGGTAGAGGTACACAGCGAGACAACTTCAGTAGAGCAGCACCCGACCCCACAGACCTTTTGCCATGGGACGGCGCCAAACAAGCAAAACTTATTAAACCGTGGGTATCAGGCAAAAAATCCAAAGCCAACACTTTTGGTTTAAAATGGAACAGTAAAAGCGCCGCACTATTTGACTTGTCAGGTCGTGCTAAAACTGAGCGAGGCGAACAAATGATTACCGTGCTAGGTGCCAGGTTTGGTAGCCCTAGCCGTGTCATGTGGAAATCATACGAACGGGCCGATGACCAACTACAAGCAAACATGCGAAAGTTGATTGAAGAAATTATGGCTAGCGTTAATCGAAACATGAAAGTTATCTAATGGCTATTTCCATTCCGATAGTTTCCGAATTCAACGCTAAAGGCATTGACAAAGCAATTAGAGAATTTCAGAAACTAGAAACAGCAGGGCAAAAAGCCCAATTTGTTATACAAAAATCGGCTGTGCCTGCTGCTGCTGCTTTAGGTGTTTTGACTTATGCGGCATTTGACGCCGTTAAAGCGTTTGCCGAAGACGAAAAATCTGCTGTTGCTTTAGCGACAACGCTTCAAAATGTTACTAATGCAACGGACAAACAAGTCGACTCTATTGAAGATTTCATTACCAAAACTTCTTTTGCTGTATCAGTTGCCGACGACCAACTACGACCAGCCTTGGGCAATCTTGTTAGAGCCACAGGCAATGTAGCACAAGCCCAAAAACTGTTGAGCCTTGCATTAGATATTTCAGCGGGTACAGGCAAAGATTTGGGCGCAGTTTCAGAAGCGTTAGGTAAAGCGTTTAACGGCACTTTGGGACCGCTAAAGAAACTTGACCCAGCGTTAGCAACTTTGATTGAAGAAGGCGCCACGAC